TTCTTGCTTCTTTTCTTAACTGGTTTGCTATCAGAAGAATCTAATCCTACTGAACGATCTGCTGATTTAGATTCGCCGTGTTCGGCTACTTGCCCTGCGGCTAATAGTCCTGCCGCTACGGGTTGCTCTATTTCAACGGATTCGCCAATAAGATAATCGCTTCCTTCAATAACTACGTTTTTAAGAACTTCGTATTTTTTTGTCATATTCAAAAAGTGGAAGGGGTTATTGACCCCTTCACACTATTTAGCTGATTAGTCTGTTGCCTTCGTGAACGATTGTCCATGTCTAACTGCTACATCACAAAATTGAGTCGCTCTAATGCGAGTCAAGTTGTTTGTTGCAACTGTGAACGGGTCCACCAAAATATCGATTGAGCCAAAAAAGCCAATCAATAAGTCAGACCACATTCCAAAGTAAATATAACCTGCTCCAACTGCATTACTAATAGTTACGTCATGGCCGTTTACTCTGCTATCGCCGTCCATAATAAAGATTGCTGTATTAGTCGCCTTCTGGGTAGTTTTTAAATTCCCAACTATAGTTGAGTTAGTTAAGTAACCAGGTCTATTAAATGGTACGTTGTCCGCTAGAACCAATGATTCCATTTCTACTGCTTCCGCCCAGGTGGGTGTATGAGCAGTTGCCAATGTCACTGAATTAACACCAGTTGCACTGTTCAGTCCAGTTGGTTCTCCCGAACTTCCAGACCCCGTCATGGCTCCTGTATCTACTACTTTGCCGATACCTGACGCAAGATCATTTCTTACTAATGTCTCTATTGATAGAGAGGAGTTAGCAAGCATCTTGTTTGTGATATCTGTATAAGCAGAGATAGTGTTAGGAGACATAGTTACCGAACCTAGAGTAAGTTCTGATTCTGAGACAGCTCCGCCTTCGGTTGCGATCCATGCCGCAGTCGAAACACCGGTCTGTTTTGGAATCTTCACGTTATCTACTAAGTCAGGGAATATAGTTGCCCCTGCTCTAATAACACCAGACGCATCTCTTAATGCAGAGATAAAGTCTCCTGTACGAAAGTCTTGGCCTACGCCACCACTGTCGTCAGATGTATTTATATCTCTAGTCCATGTACCCATAACCTCACTTGGTAATGTAAGACCTTCTGAACTTCTGCCATATTTGTCTTGAGCCGCTTGTGACGCTTCAAATTCAAACTTGGCTTCTTCTTGAGCCTTTCTGTTAGTAGGGTTAGCCATAGCATAGACCGCTTTTAAAATACTAAAGTTTCTGGATTCTTTTTCAGTCAAACCGATATCGGCAGTTTCTAAAGGTTGTCCAGAAGGTATAGCATTAAGAAGCTGTCCTCTAAATGTTTCAAGATCAGTTCCATCTTTAATTGCTTGTCGAGACAAGTCTTGCTGTAGGTGTCTTGAACCTAGTTCAAGAATCTCATCGTTTTGCTTTGCGATTCTTTTTCTAGTTTCAGATTCCGTTTCAGTTTTAACTTCCTCAACGTTTATTTCTTGTTTTTCTTCCATAGTTTTTCCTATGTTTTTATTTATTATTACACCAGAGTCTTTGGTTTCAGTTTTTACACTTACCACTTCAAAATCTGGTAATTCTTTTGCCGCATCATCGCTTCTGGCTATACCTACGTTCATACTTTGATCCGCAGGAACACTCACAATCGAACTTTCGAGAGGAGTCCAGGAAACACGATAAGTTGGTTCATCGAAAGAGTCGTCTCTTTCCATGCTGTTGATGTTGTAACCGACTGAGACATTTTGACGAATGCCATCTTTTACATCATTAAATACTTCATTGGCTAAGTCGCTTTTTCCAAAGCGTACTTCTGCGATTGTTCTTTTCGCACTACTGTCAATGTAGTAGTTTTCGACCACTCCTATTTGCTTAGTCATGTCGTGATCCAGGAGAAGTGGACTTCTACCTTGACCCATAAATGACGTATCAATAGATTCTTCGGAATGATCTAATATTTCCAAACCAAAGGATCGACTCACGGGAGCTTCACTAGTTAATGCAATTCTTACTCTTCGGCTATCTTCATCTATGTATTCAGATCGGATTGCCGCAGAACGGAATTGCTTTTCAGAAGCAAAACTGCGTTCTTCGTCCTCAGTTTGCTCTACCTCAGATTCAGATTCCTCAGTCTCTTCTTGAGATTCTTCGGTTTCTTCTTCTTCGGTTACTTCAATGTTTTCTTCTTCCATTGTTTTTCCTTTTAGTTTACTGGCATAGTTGCCACACCCACTTTTGGACACCTTTTAGAAACAAGGGTGGTTTCGTTTCTAACTTGTGGCTCTATCACGTTGCCGTGATTCCCGCCAATCTGCCAGACCTTATTCATCTCCTTCTCCCGTTAATTCTGGTTCAACTGGTGTCTTAGTTGCTCCATAAGGAGAGAAGGCCGTCTCGATGCCGTATTGATCTGCCAAAGCCTTTTCTCTGGATAACTCCTCGAAAAGTTCTTCGGGATCACGGCCCATAGACGACTGAATATCAGTCATAGTTACCTGTCCATTCTGTAAGCCGACAACATTGGCATTCATCTCTTTAAGAGGATCAATCCAACTCCAACTTCTCGGAATAAAGGTAACTTGATTAGCAAATTTCTCATACTTCGTTATTGGTATGCTAACCTGTCTGGTTGTCATGGCATAGTTAAGCCACTTCAAATAAATAGGTCTGACCATGTGTTGAATAACGAATTTTTGTACTGTTCTGTAATAATCTCTCTGTTCCATAACGCCTTGCCTAATACTGGAATAATTAACGCCTTCCAGATTATTAGCCAAATCGACATAAGAAACATTTAGACCCGATGCGATTCCTCGAAGGATAGCCTTCTGAAATGGATCGAAAGTCATGTTGGGATAGTCGGGTTTCCATTCTTTAAACTCACTTCCTGCGGGTAACTGTTCCATACTTCCAGGTGTTGCATCCATAATCTGCGTATAAGAATCTTCTGTCTCTTCGCCCACGTAGCCATCGCCATCGGGAGAAACAATAAATCCCATCTTGGCCGCGCCCACCCTTGCATTCACTACCGCACTCTCTTCCAATCCGTCTAACATCTTGGCCCTAGCTAAGACCGATGATGTCCAGGGTACACCCCTGGTTTGTTCTGCTCTGTTAGCCAGGTAGGCATGAATCAATTCTTCGGCGGGAACTTTAATGTAATTGTTACCACCATAGAGATAACTTCCTGCTCCGCCTGGATGATTTCTTAATAAGTAATAAGCAATTGGTTTACCAAACTTATTAACTTCAACTCCCATCTTGATTGAATTGCCCGTCTCTTCATTCTGGACGGAATAGTTCTCGTCCAGATGATCGGCTTCTAAGAACTGAATAGCAAAACCAAATCGGTTTTCGTTAGAGCGTACAGTCCTGATTAATGCTTCGCCATCCCTGGCTACGGAAGTAACAAAAAGCTTCTGGCAATCTAAAAAAGATTGCATTCCGTTTAAGGTACAGCTTCCCACCTGTCCCCATTCTTTAAACGCAGTTTCAACTTCTGCGTTACCTTGTAAATCTAATTCCCCATTATCGTTTCTGGCTTTTGATGCAACTCGGATTCCATTAGGCCCAATAACATTAGTAACCAACATCTGTAGATAGCGAGATATATAACTATCATTTCTGGCTAATGCCCGACTCCGATTTCTTAATGTGCCTAGTGATCCTGATATTTCTTGATCCGCACTGTTACCTGACGTTTGCCAATCCGCAAATAAACGACCACCCGTTGCTCCTGTATAGAGTCTCTTCCAGGTTTGAGTCCTGGCCTTTCTTTTTATAATATTGTTATACCATGCCATTAGAATTTAACCTTTACTTGGTTTCCTGTTGCTTCGCCTTTGTCTCTTCTTGAAACTTTGTCCTCATTTATTACCAGGTGTTTATATTGTGAATACCATTTGTTGAGTTCTTCGGGAGACATTCTTGATAAAGAACGACCCGCAATACTCATGGACATCTGATCAATGCTTGCCCTGTTCTCCAAAGTAGCTTCAAGAGCATCAAAGACTATTCGATTATGTGAACGTGGATCGCCAGTGTCAGCATCTAAGTTGGATTTAACTGTTGTAAGTCCATTGTTTAAAACTAATCTTTCGCTTGAAGCGTTAGTGATGTATTCCTGATAGGCATACTCGCCTTTTGTATAACCAATGGTGGTAGAACTAGGAACTTCTATTGTGTAAACACTGGTGTCGCTTTCCGTAATAACAGATGAAGTCAACGCTATTTCTGTTGCCGTAGAACTTAATAATCTAAACGAATAAGTTAAAGTGTAATCAGCAATCGGATAATCCGTTAAGTCTCGCTTCCATAACCAGTTGTCCCCAACATATAAATCGTTAGGAACATTAGTAGGATAGTTTGTTGAATCGAATCTATTAGCCAATTTATGTCCTTTTGCAACTGCTAAAAATACTAAGTGCCAAAAGATTTATGTCAATACTACTTCCAACTATTTACGAAAGTCTTTCTTGGTCTTTTTGGTTGTCTCAATGATGGGATAGGGTTCGGATTGGTTCTTTCAATCGCTTGATCTTTTGGTTCCTGGTTATTGTTCGATGCAATTAATTCCAGGTTCGGTTGCAATATGTTTAACGCAACCAACGCATATACGAAACAGTCTAGCGATTCATTTCTTTTATATTGTTTAATCCAGACAATCGTTTTATTTCCCTTAACGTATTTAATAACTCTTTTCTCTGCTGTTAATTGTTTAAAGTATTCTTCGTCACAAGTGTTGGGGAAGTGAATATAACCTGGGCCTTCTGCTTCCACTTGCAACCATTGGAAGATAACTTCTTTAGCTGAATCAACTCCTGCGGGGAACAGTTGGATTCTTTGTCGGCCCGCTACTGTTGGACGACCTGCAATACTCTTACCTGGTTGGCTTTGACCTTTTACAGCAAAGATTCTTCGACCCCTTCTAACTTTAACGTAGTTATAAACTTGGGTGGTTTGATAACCCGAATCAATCGCAACACACGCAATCGGTAATGAGGGTAGTGTGTCCCTGCTGTACCTTCGTTTTAAATAATCATCTAAGTCTTGCCATACTTTATTCTGTGATGTCTCTCCCCAAAATATCTGATAGTCTAAAACATAACTCTGTGATTCAAGTCCGAATCCTACCACCTGTAACTCAATCCGATCATCTTGTATATCGGCCCCACCTGTAATAACCAGGACACCATCTGGAACACAACCTTCATCGTAGTTTTCCCGTCTTATCATTAAGCCTTCCGATTCTATTTCTTCGCCTTCGTCAGTCCAACATTGACCCAGGCTAGTATTAACATAAGTCTTTAATATCTCTGGATGTTTCTTAGCTTCAATAAAGTTTGTTGCCATTGTCGCCCATGTAGACCAGGGCGAGTAGAGTTCGTTGATATGAAACCCTGCTGTCTTAATTGTTTCTTCGACAGCTCGCCACTCGCCATTTCTTATCATGGCTATCTTATCTTTTTCTTCCAGGAGCGACCCACAACTCGTACATAAATATCGAGCCGTTTCGGGTTTGTTTTCTTCCCATTTAACATTAGCCCATTCCAATACTTGCATCTCTTCACACTCAGGACACGGAACCCAATAGTGACGTTGATCTGAATGATTCCACGCTGTCTGTATTCTGGACAATCCATCAATGGTTGGGGTCGAAGCCATAACTATTTTGCGATTCCAAAATGTCGTAGTTCTTTTTAGAGCCAATGAAACAGGATCGCCTTCGGCTCCTGCACTTAATGGGAAGCGATCTATCTCGTCTGCTAACAAAATTCTAACGGGCCTACTGGCTAATCCACTTGCACTGTTCGCTCCCACAACTGCGATAAAGCCACCATCGAACTTCTTATGCAAAACTGTATTCTCGCTGTCCTTCGCTCTCGGTTCTTTGACCTTACCTTTTAAAACCTTACTACTCTTGAGCATTGGATTTAATCTGTCCTTGCTCCACGTTCTAGCCATCTCTAAAGTCGGTTGCATGACTAGGACGGG